GCAACGGTTCCATGAGGGACGGTTTGTGCGGCAACCGGGGCAATTCCTACACCAATCAGTTCTTTTGCGAGGGTCATGTCTTTCTCCTAACGATAACGAAGTTTCTCTTGCGCCACCTGAATGAGTGTTTCCTTCAACCCAGGAGGCGGCGTCCTTGGTCGATTTACCTGCTTCTCGTTTCCGATTTCAATGCAATTTGTGGCTTTCAGCATTTCACGATGCTGTCTGCGTCCTTCGATGATTTCTCCGGTCGCCATAGAACGATAGGGCTTAATATCAGGCATGATGTAGTGCATCGGAGTGATTTTCTCCGTTACCTCATCAGCCGGAATGGCTTCGCCGTTAATGTATATCCATCTAAATCTAGCCATGATCTCCTCACAGTAGAAGAAGGATTGCTTCTTCGTCGTCGTCTTCATCGCGCATCCGTTTTGCTATAAGTTCTCGCTGAATCAGACTATCAATCAGCACTCTAGCATTTTGCAGTTGCGCTTGTAAATCGTATCCGTCGTTCGTTTCCCGTGCTACAAACACAGGAACTTGTTCAATTACAGCATCTACAACTGTTTCCGGTAGTTCTCCAGTTACTTTGGCATACGCTTGTCTAACGGCTGCCTTGACCCCGGCGTTGTACTTCTCTACCTCCTTCTTGTGCTTCTTTTCCTTGCGCCATCCACCGGCATCATCTCCACCGTGCTTGACTGGGATGACCGGGATTGGCGCACTACTTCTTGTGCAGAGTATTGCTGCAAGCATGGCTTACTCTAGCGTTTTGAGTTGATCCAAACTCGCTTGCGTTTCCAGAACCTCCGCGTCCAACTTCGCAATGCTGGCCTCATCGCCACGAGCGATTGCCGTAGAAATCGCTTGATTCAGCGTCGCCAGCTTGTTTTCCGTCAGGGAAATCAGTTCGCTTATCTTCATGGCTACACCAACGGGATCAGTTCTTGTGCAATGGTCGATAAATGCGACTGAAGGAGAATCACGTCATACAACTTGTTTGAGTCGGCGGTATCCGTCGCGCAATATGCCGCCATTCGATTTCCGCCTGCTGCTGTACCGGATTGAACAAAATCGGTCGGAGTGAACGGAGACAACACCCGGTTCTTTACGTCGAACCGATATATCTGGTTGATGGCGGAGGCCGTGTAGATGTTCATGTAGAACATCCGGCCTTCGTTGTCGAATGGACTGTAAGCCCCGCTCGTTCCGGTGGTCAGCGTAACCGCCCCGTCAATCGTGATTGCGCTCGTCCAGGTTCCAGTGATTGAACCGGCAATGTCCAGCGTATCGACCGTCGCGGCTGCGCCACGGAAGAAGTGACAATGCGAATGGCGGGCATTTCTTGCCGTATCAGGCTGAATCCCGAAAGATGGTGCCCACATTCCCCCCAAAGCGTTGGCGGCACCTGCTGCGCCGAAATACGTCGTACTCCACGCGGCAGAAGCAATGCTGTTCGTGCCGTTATTGATCGTCGCGTCGGTATAATTGTAGGTGTAGACCGTGGTCGTGCCACTGGAACGCAGCAAGGCGAGATTCGGCAGTTCGATGACATACTTCGCGTTTGCCGAGGGCGTGACAGTCCAGTTCGTTCCAAGCGTATATACCGGCGACGGACCAGCCGTATGCGAAGCAATGATCCGACGTTGCCCGACCGCCGTGACATTGACGGTATCCTCAACGATGCGAATCTGGAAATTGCGATACTCGTTTGCGACAACAACCGCATCACCAAGGGCCGCTTGTCCGGTCAACGTACCAACCGCCGTTGCGGTGGCGACGAGCGCCTTGCGTGCCTCTACTCCGGTATCGTAGGTAGATGCCCCAAGCACCATGCCCTCGCCCGGCATACAGTCATAAGGCGTGTATTGCTCGTCAAGAACGAGGATGGACGAGTCGGTGGCGATAGTAACCGGAAGGCCGGTGGTGGAAAGTCCAGAGGACAACGTGTTGGTGCCAACCTCAAACGTTCGCCAAATGTTCGCCGCCGTGGTGCCGGCACCAAGCATGGCGACCCGACCAGCGATGATTTCGTACCTCGATCCAGTAACGGGCGTAAAGCCGAACGAGGACAGCACGTTGATCGTTGGGGTCGTGCTTGCGGTATTTCCGGTAATGTACCGTTCGGCCGTTTTCCCTGATCCACCCGCGCCATTGTCAATGATCCGAATCTTGAAGCCGTATTCCCCCGACCCACCACGATTCGCCAGCATGTTCAAGCCTGGGGCCGTGGGGAGTGCGGTAGAAAGAACCACACTGGTCGTGGTGGCCCCTGCTGCAATCGTTCCCACGAGGCCGAACGATGGAACAAATGCCATAGTTGCGCCGACCGCGAACGTGCCAGCAAGGGCTGGTGATTGAACAAAGTTCCAAGACTTCGTTACGATGTTGAAACGGTTCAACACCGTGGCGCTGACAAGTTGATAGACAAACGGGTTGCGCGACAAACCAGACCGCATGTCGGCTGCAAGGCAGACCGCCGCCGCGTGGGCGTTTGGAGCAGGGGCTACCTGATCCCACATCATGCGGTCAATGACCTTCTTGAAGGTGTTTGCCATGCTCTAGGTAATCCTCGCCCTGTGACTAAGCGCCCATGCCGCCCTGCTATTGGTATTCACCAGCATCGCGCCATTTCGTCCGTCAATGTTTGTCAAACCAGTAACGGTGGTCACTGTCCCCGATTCAATGATTGCCGTATTCCTGAACCGCGCCAGGCTCTTGTCGTAGCCAAGGGGAGCAACCAGCGCCTTCAGTATGCGGAGCAGAAGATTCCCCGCCGTTCCGTCTTGAACAGGAACAGCAGAGGCCCTTAATTGGGCATCAGTAAGCGCCTGACTCTGCCCTGTGTTGACCTTGAGTTCCCCGGCAGAATTAACCCCTGCGCGATATGAACCGTTGTCGGGGTCTCCGATGAATACGCCTTCCCGCTCAACCACTCCCATTCCGGTAGTGACTTTTACGGTATCAAGGTTTATCCCTGATCCTGGGGTTACGGGTATGAGGGAATCGGTAGCCATTACTGTACCCCGCTCACTCGCCCGTCAGGGCCGCGAATGATCGTCTTTGGTTTAGTAAGTGCTTCAGCCATTCCCTGTATCGCCTGTAGTGTCTGCCCGTGCATGTCAGCAAGTTTTCCCAGATGATCCGGTTCAGCAGTCTCCGCTTCACCACCCAAATCCTCTGTAACCTCGTTTGAAGCAGCCGATTCAGCCGCCATCAATGCTGCATCCATCTGTGTTTTAGCAGAAATCTGGGCAATTGTCACCTTTGCAGCAGTCTCGAATTCAATCTTCCATTGTTCAAATTGTTGCCTGGATTGCTCCATAAACTGCTCATGGGCTTGCTGTTGTTGCGCCATACGTTCATCCATTTGCATCTTTGCCTGATCTGTCTGCGCTTTCAACTGCATGGCATGTTCGTCGCGCTGTTGCTCCATCTGGAGTCGCATCTGGCTTGCTTGTGCCGTCTGCTGGAGTTCAGCCTGCCTCAACTGAATCTCACCTTGTGCCAACTGTCCATCCTGCTGAACCTTTGCCATTGCCGGATCGGGTTTTGGAGGCTGTGGTTGCGCGGCTTTTGCCTTCATTTCATCAGCAACCTTGTCGAACTCGCCTTCCATCGTCCTGCCGACCTTGAACGCAGTTACACCAAACTTCAGCATGTCCATGACTAAAGGAACAATCATAGGTTCAGCAGCAGCGGCTTGTCCTGCTTTTTCAATGAACGTCCCCGCAGCCGTCAGAAACTCCATCCGGTCCTTCTTTTCCTGATCTTCATCAGCCTGGACCATCGAATCCGCAGCGACTTCTATGCGGAAACTCATCAATGGGTCTTGTGTGAGCATCTGAATCGCTTGTGGGATCAAAGACTGATCTTCAAATGACATTTGCTGAACTGCGGCGAGTTTCGTCAGAGTCTCGGGTGAAAAGTGCTTGCACATGATCTGAGCCTTGATCTGGATCAATTCCTGTGCAAACTCACTTACTTCATTCTGCATCGACTTCAATCGGAGACTGGCGTACTGTCCTTTGATTTGCTGCGCCGTTGCTGTTTCGTTGGCGTTGGTTTGCCCCCGGATAATGTCGGAGATACCCGTAATATCATAAATCTGCTGTTTGACCTGATCCATTGCCTTGTACGCTTCGACAAGTGCAGAGGCAATTGGAGCCAAGTCAACCAGATCAATTGCGCCACGGAGTCCCTGTTTCTCACTGAATGCACTCCAATTCTTTACCGGAAGCAGCGCATTGTCCTCTCCCTCAGAGAACAACCGCATAAGTTCAGGGACAGAAGCATCATAGACACCCCTGACTCTCAAAGCCTTGATAAGCCCATCAATCTTGTCAGCAAGGGAATCAAGTTCCTTTGCTTGATCTTGATAAAGACTGAAATCAGGAACAGGCTCAAGAGAATCGCTCGTCAGCGTTGCGTACAAAGGACGAGGGCACGGGAAGAAGTTTTCAAGCTCAAGCGGGTCATCCCGTTTATCCAGAATCTTGTTCATGGACTTGGAAAGCCAGATCGCGGAATCTGTCTCTTTGTCCCAAATCTCGTAAATCAGCGCCTGGTTCTCCATATCGTCAGACTTGGAGATTTTCTTGTCGTCTTTAGGAGAAGCATCTAACGGAATCTTGTTTCCAAGTTCTTCACCGAAGCGTTCTACACACGCAGAGCGAGAAAGATAGACTTTTCTCCAAACTGCGGTGACTTCTTCCCACGTCCTAGCGACTTTATGACCGAATTCACGCCAA